CACGGCGCCGGCCGCCGTGGCAAGCGCCGCGCCCGCGGCCGGCCCCGTCACCATCAACATCGCGCCGCCGCCCGGTGCCGATGCGGCCGAAATCGCCCGCATGGTGCGCGCCGAGCTCGAACGCGCCGAACGCGCGAAGGCGTCGCGCACCGCGTCGCGCCTGTCCGATTGATTCCGCTGGAGGAAACCCGCCCATGATGATGTCGCTCGATCAGTTCGTTTTCAGCCTGGCGACCACGCCGTACCAGGAGCTCCAGCGTCAGCGCAACTGGAAGCATCGCACCAGCTCGCGCATCGGCGTGCGCGACGCGAGCCAGTTCACCGGCGCCGGCGACGACACGATCACCCTCACCGGCATCGTCGCGCCCGAGAACGGCATCGGCGAGATCGCGTCGATCGAGGCGCTCGCCCGCATGGGCGATGCCGGCGACGCGTACGTGCTCGTCGACGGCAACGGCAACGTGTACGGCGCGTACGTCATCGACAGCCTCAACGAAACGGCCACGTATCACACGAAGGAAGGCATGGCGCGCAAGATCGCGTTCACGCTGACGCTGAAGCGCGTCGACGACGGCGTGCTCGCCGAAGTGCAGCAGGACGACGACAGCGGAGCGGCAGAGCAATGAGCACGCAGGAACGCACGCCGGCCGACGCACCGGCCCGCGCGGGCCGCGTGCAGCCGCAGGCCGACTACCGCATCACGCTCGACGGCCGCGACCTGTCGCGCCTGATCGCGCCCAACCTCATCAGCCTGTCGCTGTCGGAATCGCGTGCGGACGAGGCCGACATGCTCGACCTGGTGCTCGACGATGCGCAAGGCACCTTCGCGATTCCGAAGCGCGGCGCGAGCATCAAGCTGTCGATCGGCTGGGTCGGCGAGCCGCTGGTCGACAAGGGGACGTTCACGGTCGACGAAGTCGAGCACAGCGGCGCACCGGACGTCATCACGATCCGCGCCCGCTCCGCATCGATGACGAACGACATGCACGAGCGCCGGGAGAAAAGCTGGCACCGGCAGACGATCGGCGCGATCGTGCGCACCATCGCCGCGCGCTACGGGCTCACGGCCGCCGTCGACGCGACGCTCGCCGCGACGCGGATCGACCACGTCGACCAGACGCAAGAGTCCGACATGTCGTTCCTGACGCGCCTCGCGAAGCGTTACGACGCGGTGATGACCGTGAAGGACAAGCACCTGCTGTTCACGCCGATCGGCAGCGGCAAGACGGTCAGCGGCAAGCCGCTCGACGTGCTCGCCATCACGCGCGCGAGCGGCGACCAGCATCGCTATCACGTCGCGCAGCGCGACAGCTACACGTCGGTGCGCGCGCACTATCACTCGAACGGCAGCGCGCGCCGGCTCCCGGTGGTCGTCGGCGACGCCAAAGGCAAGAACGTCAAGGTGCTGCCCGAGGACTACGCGACCGAGGCCGAGGCGCGCGCGGCCGCGCAAGCCGAATATGCGCGCACGCAGCGCGGCGAGTCGACGCTGAGCTACACGCTCGCGCTCGGTCGGCCCGAGCTGTTTCCCGAGATGCCCGTCACCGTGACCGGGTTCAAGCCCGACATCGACGACACGCCGTGGCTCGTGAAGAAAGCGACGCATACGATCGGCGACGGCGGCTTCACGACCGCGCTCGAGCTCGAGGTGCGCGACGCGCCGAAGAAGACGCGTCGCACCGGCCAGCGCTGACCGGAAGGCTGCGCCGGCGACCGATGCGCGACCACGCCGCGACGCGCGATCGCAGGGCGTCGATCGCGGTGGCGAAGGCAGGATGTCGCGGGAGGGGAGTGAGGCCACGCGCGAGAGGGCGCGGCCCGGATTCGTTGCAGCGGCCGGAGCGAATGCCGGCCTGCGGGGGATCAGTGTGGGAGGCGGTTCAGCTCGATTGCTGACGCCCGCCGAGCGTCATGCGCAGGTCGCGCGCGTCGCCACATTGCTGCAACGTGGCGCGCGCATCGCGCAGATTGGCCATCGCCTGCAGCGCGGCCTCGAGCACCTGCCCGACCGACAGCATCGCGTTGTCGATCGCTGCGTGCGCATCGGCCCGCTCGTCGTCGGTCAGGTCCGAACGATATCGCGGCGGGCCCATCGTCGCTCCACGCGCGTCCGCGCGATGGTCGGCGTGCGCCGACGCGCCGATCGTCCCGTTGTCGTGCTTCCTGTTGGTGTCCATTTTTCCGGTCTCCGCAAACTCAGTCATCAACCGGGGGCCGCCTGACACGACGGGGCGCCTCGGAACGCCCCGCCGCCAGCTCACCGGCTTTCAGAATGCTAAACCAATGTCGCGGTAGGAATGCCCATTACTGGGCACCCCCCGCACAGATCCCGGCGTGCGCGATTCGCGCACCGGGCTCCTGCCTCGGGTGGTTGGCGTCAAACCGCACGACCGGCCAGGGGTGAAGGATGCGAGCCTTGGGTATCCACTGCTTCGCGAGCCGGTGCATCTTTGCCCACGTGGTGTCGTCCTTTTGGCTGCGGCGCCGAAGCGCCAGCCTCCAGAGGTCGATCACGCGCGCGCGGAAGGCTCGCAACGCAGCGAAGTTGGTCGGCACCGCATGGTAGTTGAAGTACCCTTGAACCACGCGGCGTAACCAGTCCCCTTGCTCGGGAATCGACTGGTGCCATCTGTGCCGCAACTCATCCTTGATTCCCTTCAGCGCCGTTCGAAGACGGTCGCTCCGCGTCTTACGCATGAGCATGAACCTACCGTCTTTCGCACGGCCACTGATGTGGGTGAATCCAAGGAAGTTGAACGTCTCGGGTTTGCCCAGCCCTCGGCTTGCCCGGTTCCGGGCCGCAAAGCGCCCGAATTCGATCAGCCGGGTTTTCTCCGGGTGTACCGACAGCCCAAACTGCTCCAGTCGTTGTTGCATGGCCCGCCTGAACCGCTTCGCATCGTGTGGTTTATCGAAACCAACCACGACGTCGTCGGCGTATCGGACGATTACGACGTTCCCCTCGGCGTGGCGCTTGCGCCACTGGTTTGCCCAGAGGTCGAAGACGTAATGCAGGTAGATGTTCGCCAGCAGAGGCGAGATGACAGACCCTTGCGGCGTCCCCTCGTCTGTGGGCTCGATCACCCCGTCTTCCATCGCTCCCGCCTTCAGCCATTTGCGGATCAGTCGGATCACACGCTGGTCGCCTATGCGATGTTCCACGAAACGGATCAGCCAATCGTGGTCGACCGTATCAAAGAACCTGCTGATGTCGGCGTCCAGAATCCAGCTCACGCTCGTGCGAGCGATTCCCGTCGCAAGTGCATCCAGCGCATCGTGCTGGCTGCGTTGCGGCCGGAAACCGTATGAGAATCCCAAGAAGTCCATCTCGTAGACAGCATTGAGTACTGCCACCAGTGCACGCTGGACGATCTTGTCTTCCAGCGCAGCAATGCCCAGCGGTCGCTGTTTGCCATCCGCCTTCGGTATGTACCGTCTGCGACTGGGCAGCGCCCGATAAGCCTGCCGGCGGAGTCTGCCATGCAGGTCTTCGAGATTTCGGTCGAGATCTTGCTCATAGTCGTGCCACGTCACGCCATCGACCCCGGCTGCCGCCTTCCGCTTCAGCCAGAAGAACGCCGTCGCCAGAAGGTCGAGGTCGATCAAGTGGTACAACGCCGTGAACTTCTCCTTCTTCCTTTGCCTTGCGGCTTGACGCACACGGTCCAGTCTCTGGGACACGCTTATCCGGCTCTGCGTCCGGCGCGTGCGCGACCATTCCGTGTTCCCCTTGGCCCCACCCCTTCGCTCCACTGACTCCGCATCCGGTTGCCCGGGTTTGTTCGCCAGCTTCTTCGCTACTATGGGCGAGTCCGACTTCTCCCATCCGTTCGTCATCGGCTTCAGCTCCTCGCCTTCCCGATGCGGACCGCTCGACCATATTTCCGTCGGCGGCCAGATGGGAGATCTCCCGGTTCCCGCGTAGAGATCGTACTGACATGCCAGGGTCTCAGACCACGCCGAGTCCGCGCAGCGCTCGCGATAGCGCGCCGCGCGATGTTGCCTTCCGCATACAGTAGTACGTCAGCACTCGGGAATGTATCCATTTCGTGGCTCAATGGCTGGCCTATCAGCGCCCCTGTCAACGCTTCGCAACCCGCCTCGCGGCTGGCCACGCATGACTCGGGGAAATCGTGAATCGCTAGTTCTTGCAATGTCGGGGACTTTCACCCCTTGATCTCTACCGGTCTCCCGGCGCACACTGTATGGATATACAGTATTTCGTCCGATTTTATCCGATGCCCTTGTGCGGTGCGCCGAGCGCACCCGGGCAACATCGGAAAACGGGAACTGCGCTGCCCCGCCGTCGCACACGCAACGGTTCGAACCGGGCAGAGGGACGGCCGCGCGGGGTGTGTCGCATGCATGCGCGCCGGGTGATGGGGCGGGGCGCCACCCCGCGGATGCGTTACTTCTTCGGCTGCTTCGCCGCGCGTTCGGCCTTCAACCGTTCGATCTCGGCCATCGCGCGATCGACGTTTTCCGCCGTGCGCTGATCGAGCGCCGCGCGACGTTTCTCCGGCACACGCTTCGCGCGCCGCGGCGTCGCGGTCTGCACCATCGCGCCAGTGCTGATGCAGCTCGCGAGGAAGGCATGCAGCGACGCCTTGCCGGTGTCGTTGAGCTGCCGGTACATCGCGAGCACCTCGGCTTCGTCCGCGTCGCGGGCGCCGGCCTCCGGCGCCGCTTCGCCCGCGGCGAACCGCTTGCCGGTCAGCACGTAGCCGATATCGACGCCGATCTCGCGAACGGCCAGCAGATAAGCCGCGTCGGGAGCGCGCTCGTCCGACTCGTACGCCGACTGCGAGCGTCTCGCGACGCCGCCCACGGTCGCAAACTCGTCCTGGCTGAGCCCGATCCGCAAGCGCTCGTCCCGCAAGCGACTCCCGATTTGTGTCATAAATTACCCATTAACAATTGACGCGCCGTTTTTTGCTCATTAGACTAGCCTCACCGTAACGCAAGACTATCTCCGCAAAGTATACCGACCATGACTACTCCCAAAGGCCCACGCCGTTCGCCGCGCGGCACGATGTCGGACAAGCCCGTTTACGTGGGGCTCACGCCTGTCGAGCGCGGCGAGCTCGAGCAGCTTGCCGCGCAACGCAACCGCTCGATCTCGAGCATGGCGCGCGAACTGATCCGCCTCGGCGCCAGCCACCTGCGCGCGATCGCCGCGCCGCGCTCGCGCAGCGCGCGCCCGTGAGCCGGAGCGTCTTCATGTCCGCCGCTTTCGAACGCACCCGACCGTCCGGGCCCGCAGCATCCATTGTGAGCCGTGTGTGCGCCCGCAACCATTCGCCGATCGGCCAGGGCTGCACGCTGGCCACCGGCGCGACCCGCGACTGGCCCGGCCATCGGCAGTCTTTCGTCCGGAGTGAGCCCTCATGCGCATCCTGAACCGCTGCCCGCACTGCCGCACGCGCGCCACCGCGCGCAGCAGCCGTGAAATGTCGCTGACCTTCCGCGAGATCACGTTCCAGTGCTCGAATCCCGAGTGCGGCCACACGTACGTCGTCAACATGGAATTCGCACGCACGCTGTCGCCGTCCGCGATCCCGAACCTGTCGTTGCAGCTGCCGCTCTCGCCGCACGTGCGCGAACGCCTCGCCGCGCAGCTCGAGCTGCCCGTCTGACGCCCTAACCCGTCACCCTCTCCCGTTTCCCTCGCATCGTGCCCGAGCGGCGCGAGGGATCGTTTTTGCCATTGAAAGGATTCCTCATGATCTCGAACCGCGCGACCCATGGCCCGGAGGTGCTCACATGAACCGCTACGCCGAACCCGCACCGCACGACGTCGCGCTGCGCGCCGCCATCGCGGCCGCCGCCGACACGCTGCGCGGCGACCCCGCATCCGGCAGCGCCGCACGCCAGCCCGCGCTCGGCCCCTTCGTGTCGGCGCTCGCCGATCGCCTTGCGCTGGGCTTCCCGCAATCCGCCGCCGCGCTGCACGCGCTCGTCGCGCCGCCGGCCTGCGCCGGCGATCCCGCACGGCACGCCCAACCTGAACCACAGCAATAACGAAGATGGCTTCGATCGACGAACTGAAACGACACATCGACCTGCACGATCTTGCGAGCCGTCTCGGCCTGAAGCGCGGCCGCGGCGGCGACCGCGCGCTCTATCACTCGCCGCAGCACGCGGACCGCAGCCCGTCATTGTCGATCTATGCGAACCACCCGAAGTACGGCACCGGCTGGCGCGACCACAGCGCCGATGCCGGCGGATCCTGCATCGATCTCGTGATCCACGCGCGCGGCGGCACCGTCGCCGACGCCGTCCGCTATCTCCACGACGCATACGGTCTCCCGTCCGAGCGGCCGGCGCCGCTCGAGCGCCGCGAGAAGTCGACCGTCGAATACATCGCCGATCGCTGCGTGGCCGAGCGCGAGCGCGTGCGCGACTACCTCGGCGGCCGCGGCATCGCCGCCGCCGCGATCGACGCGGCGCTCGCCGCGCGCACGCTCGGCTTCAATACGTGGACGAGCCCGAAGGTCGCCGCCGGCGAAGTCGGCCACGGCGGCCCCGCGGCCGCATTCGTCGTGCGCGCACCGGGCGATGCGCGCGTCGTCGCGGTCGACATGCGCTACGTCGATCCCGCGCTCAACGGCGGGGTCAAGACGCAGACCCAGGGCGACAAGGCCGGTTATGCGTGGACCGCCGACGCACGCCGGCTCGAGCGCGCGAAACGCGTGGTGATCGTCGAGAGCGCGATCAACGCGCTGTCGATCGACACCTGCGCGCTGCCCGGCACGGCCGCGCTCGCGCTGCGCGGCCTCGCGAACGTCGAGCGCATCGACTTCGCGTTCCTGCGCGGCAAGCAGGTCACGATCTGCCTGGACAACGACGAACCGTTCGCCGACGGCCATCCGCGCGCCGGCCAGCGGCCAGGCCCGGAGGCCGCGTGGGCGCTCTACGAACGGCTGACGGCGCTCGACATCAGCGCCGTGCTGGTCGACCAGTCGGACTGGTTCGCGGATCTGGCGGACGGCGACACCGCGCGCAAGCCGATCAACGACGTGAACGACTACCTGCAGCTGCGCGGCCCGGCCGATCTGGCGCGTGCGCTCGACCAGCTCGAGCCGTGGCTGGTCGCCGGCCTGCCGGGCGACGCATCGCGGCGCGGCCGGCCGCGCCTGTTCCTGCCGCCGCACGACTTCGCGCAGTACTGGCGGTTTCGCGTGCGGCCGGATTTCACCAGCTACATCACCCGGATGGACCGCAACGAGGAATCGGGCGTCGACACGCCGGTGATGACCGACCTGTGCGGCTTTCGCATCGCCGGCATCAGCCGCGTGGCCGTCGCGAGCGCGACCTCGACGATGACGGGCGACGCCGACCAGGCGCCCACCGTCTACTTCGCGGTATCGGTGCAGGCGCCGCGGCACGGCGCACAACTGATCCGCCGCGTGATGCTCGACGATCAGCTGCACAACGTCGATCAGTGGGGCAAGTTCGGTCCGATCTGGGCGCCCGCGCCGTTCAAGCGGATGGTCAACATCCTCGAGCGCGGCGCCGACCTGGGCGCGCGCCGCGCGGCGAACTTCGTCGGGCTCGCCTGGCGCGACGGCCGGCTGATCGTCAACGAAGGCCCCGACTGCTATTTCACCGAAGCGGACAAGCAGTGTCCGTATCACAACCTGACGTTCCCGGGCGGCCCGGTGAGCGACGCGCGCCGCGTGATCGCGGCCTACCAGACGACGTTCCGGCAGAACGCCGCGACGATCCCGCTCGTCTGGGCGCTCGGCGGCCACCTGAAGGCGCTGCTCGGCTTCTGGCCGCACCTGACGATCCAGGCGAACAAGGGCGCGGGCAAGTCGACGCTGATCAAGCGGCTCGAGCGCTCGCTCGCGTTCACGATGTTCTCCGGGCAGTCGCTGCAGACCGAATTCCGGCTGCTGACCAGCATCAGTCACACGAGCCATCCGGTCGGCTGGGAAGAACTGTCGGCACGCCGGCAGGACGTGATCGACAAGGCGGTCGGGCTGCTGCAGGAGAACTATCAATACACGGTGACGCGGCGCGGCACCGACATGACCGAATACCTGCTGTGCGCGCCCGTGATGCTCGCCGGCGAGGACGTGCCGGTGCGCAGCCTGCTCGGCAAGGTGGTGCGCACGACGCTGACCGGCAAGCGCGGGCCGCTGCTGCCCGACGACCTGCCGCGCTTCCCGGTCCGGCAATGGCTCGAATTCCTGACCGGGCTCGACCGGCGCACGGCGCTGGATCAGTACGCGACGCTGCGCGACCAGGCGCTCGCCGGCTGCCGCGCAAGCGGCGAGGACGACGGCGCGCGGCGCATGGCCGCCAATTACGCGGCGCTCGGGCTGGCGTGGCGCTACCTGTGCGAATTCGCCGGAATGGATCCGGGCGAAGGCGAGTTCCCGCGCGATCTGCTCGCCGAGATGAACGGCCACGTCGCCGAAACGAGCGCCGATCGCGAACCGTGGGTCTGGATCATGGAAACGGTGCTGTCGGAAATCGACGGCGGCAACTACAAGCATCCGTACACGTTCGACACCGTCGACGGCGAGTTCTGCCTGCTGCTGCGCACCGGGCACGTGATGGATCACCTCGCCCACACGAGCGCGCTGCGCGACAAGTGGAACGGCCTGCCCGTGAAGTCCGACCGCGTGTTCAAGGCCCAGTTGAAGCATGCCGGCGTCGTGGTCGGCGAGAAGGAGGTCGAGCGCCGCATCTACATGCGCCGCGTGCCGTACCTGACGCCGGTGTCGCTCGAGCGCCTGGCCACCTTCGGCCTGCACGTATCGGTGCGCGAGGACCTGGCGACCGACGCGCTGCACGGAGGCCGCGCATGAGCCGCGATCGGGCCAACCGGCTGGAGCGTTCCGGACGTTGCGGGGAGCGGGCGGGCGACACGCGGGAGTCGTGGATTTCGCCAGTCGAGATGCGCAAGTCCTTGATTGTTGAGGAAAGTGCCGCCGCGCGTTGCACGAGGATCGCCACGAGTCGGGCCGCTTTTGCCACGGGTCCGGCTTGCCCGCAGGCCGCCATGCGCCTCTCTTCTTCTCTCTTCAAAGCATTGAAAGAAAAGAAGAAAGCGTACCGGGAAGCCGCAGCAGCCGGCCGCCGTCGCGCACCACGAGTCAGGCGCGCGCCGCCATCGGTCGCGCGCGGTAGCGCGACTTCACGCCATGGGTTCCACGCGGCCGCCACGTCTGAATGATGGCAACCCATGGCAAACAAAACTCTTGAATATCAATGTGTTATGCGCCCTTCACACGCGATCCACCATGCCATCAGTTGCGCTGCGTGCCCGCCCGGCGCGCGGCCTGCCGACGACGCGCCCCCCGCGACCGTCGACTTGTCCGGCGCAGCGGCCCTGCTCGGCGCGCACCCCGAAACGGTGCGCCTGAAGGCCCGCGCCGGCATGCTGCCCGGCCGCAAGGTCGGCAAGCGCTGGATCTTTTCCATCATGGCCCTGCAGCGCTACCTCGCCGGGGACTGGCTCCCGCGAGCCGCGCAGGCCGATCAGCACGAGGAAACCCACCCATGTCGCTCTACAAACGAAAAACCAGCCCGAACTGGCAATACAAGCTGTACCCCCCTGGCGGCGGAACGCCGGTACAGGGAAGCACTGGCACCCGCGACAAAGCGCAGGCCCAGGAATTCCACGACCGGCTGAAGGTCGACCTGTGGAACCAGGCGCGGCTCGGCACCCAACCGCGCCATTCGTGGAACGACGCGGTCGTCCGCTATGTCGGCGAACGAGCGGGTCTCGCGAGCCTGGAGACTTCGAAGATCCATCTGCGCTGGCTCGACCGGCACCTGTCCGGCGTCGCGCTCGCCGACATCGACCGGAGCCGCATCGATGCGATCGCGCTCGCCAAGCGTCGGGAACCGCGCACGGTGCGCACGCGGCACGGCGTCGTCGCGACCGACCGGCCCGTCAGCGACGCCACGGTGCGCCGCGTGATCGGCGTGCTGAAGGCCGTGTTGAACGCGGCCGTCGAATGGGAATGGCTGGCGCGCGCGCCGGTCACGAAGCGCGCGAAGGTCGTCTCGAAACGCATCCGCTGGCTGACGCCGGCCGAGGCGGAGCGGCTGCTCGCCGAGCTGCCCGCGCACCTCGCGGACATGGCGCGCTTCAGTCTCGAAACCGGCTTGCGGCGCGCCAACGTAACCGGGCTGCAGTGGTCGCAGGTCGACCTCGCGCGGCGCGTCGCGTGGATTCACCCCGACCAGGCCAAGGCCAGGAAGGCGATCACGGTGCCGCTGTCGGATACCGCGATCGCCGTGCTGCAGCGCCAGCGCGCGAACCCGCGGGCGCCGGCATGCGCGGACAGCGTGTTCGTCTATCGCGGCAAGCCGGTCTACCAGACGGCCACGGCCGCCTGGGCCAAGGCGCTGCGGCGCGCCGGCCTGCACGATTTCCGCTGGCACGACCTGCGCCACACCTGGGCGAGCTGGCACGTGCAACGCGGCACGCCGCTGCAGGTGCTGAAGGAGCTGGGCGGCTGGGAGACGATGGAAATGGTGCAGCGGTACGCGCATCTGTCGGCCGCGCATCTGGCGCAATGGGTCGCGCCGCTGACGGCCGAGCCCGCGCCGATTCCGGCTGCAATTTAGCTGCAACGGTACTGCACGACGATGGGAGGAAACCGCTGAGAGCCTGATCAGGCTTGGCGCGCCCGGCTGGGATCGAACCAGCAACCCCTGCCTTCGGAGGGCAGTACTCTATCCATTGAGCTACGGGCGCGTGTGACAGTGAAGCGACCCCATATACAGGCCGCCCACGATTGGCAAGACGGCAAGGATACCCGGTTTCCCATGACGCGTCCACCTTGCCTGCCGAATCGCCGCCGGGCCGTGCTGCGTGCGGGTAAACACGCGCCATCGCGCCGCTCGCCGTGATGTAAACGTTCCGTCTATAATCGTCCGTGCTTCATTGGACTGCCATTTTGCCGTTGCACCGCGCTCACAATTCCTATTCATGGAGACGAGGCAAGCATGAGCGAAGCACCCCACGAATCTCCCGTCAAAACCCCCGGGCAGTTGATTGCCGTCATCATCGCGTCGTTCGCGATTCCGATCATCCTGATCGTCCTGTTCGCCAATTATGCGAACCATGCGTTCCGTTCCGGCGCCGGCACGGACGCGCTATCCGACGAGCAGGTCGCCGCACGGATCGCCCCGATCGCGAAGGTCGACGTGAAGGACGCCAACGCGCCCCGCACGTACAAGACCGGCGAGGAAGTCTACAAGGCCGTCTGCGTGACCTGCCACGGCACCGGCGCCGCCGGCGCGCCGAAGTTCGGCAACAAGGACGACTGGGCGCCGCGCATCTCGCAAGGCTTCGACACGCTGCTGAAGACGGCCCTCGCGGGCAAGGGCGCGATGCCGGCGCGCGGCGGCACGAGCCCCGACGACGTCAGCGACTATGAAATCGCCCGCGCGATCGTCTACATGGCGAACAACGACGGCGCGAACTTCCCCGAACCGGCGGCGCC